ATTCAGAAGAGCGTATAAATAATGGCTCGTATATCAATGTTGAATCCGATCATCACTACACCGATTCTACTCGACGAAGAAACACCAACGAAGAACAGAAAACTCGCGCTGGATATTATGCGGGAGAACCAACTATTGTAGCAGGAATTGAGTTTCTAGCTAGAAATGGTTTTGAATATGCAGGTCTTGTAGAAGAAAACTATCCTAATGCACCAAGGCCTTTGGTCACTTTGTCTAATGCGTCTGGGTTTATGCGAGGTATGAATGCGGGTTATTATAACCAATATAAAAATATAAACATTGAATGTGCTATGACAAGTATTCGTAAGATAGATAAGACAATTTGTCCAACTCCGGTCATAGGTCAATCTGTAATACAAACCATGGCGATACTCTACAAGTATATGTGTGAATTTGGTATTAACGATGATTTCGTAAACCCTATATTCAAACGAAATGAAATCGATGAGTACTTGTTATTACATTTCAAATCAAAAACCAAGATTGATGTAGAAGAAGACATGCTTGCTCCGATCACGAATCAAAAGCAATATAATCTTCAATCTGTAGGTATAAAAATCAACAAGGACGTGTACTTAAATACTATACATCATTTTTTCCCTGGTGTCATTTACTATCACATGCGAAAGAATGACAAAAGCAAGGGATTTACGTCTACATGTAAAGCCATGAAGATGCTTTTAGATAAAGTAAACGTGCTGAACAAGAAAATAGGCGCCGATATTGTTAACCGAAAGCTGGATTTGTAGATTATGTCTAGATTAGAAATGTTAGGAGGCCTTGGCGAACAATTCGTCAAGGACTATTTTGAATATAAAGAATGTGTAGTCAATCTTTCTAAAAATCAATATGATATGGAGAAAGACATGATGATTGATGGAGAGAGTGTTGAAGTTAAAACAGTTGTTCCTTTCATCACTAAGAACGCACTTGCCATATCGGAATCGCAACTTCATAAATGTATGAATGTTGATCGATTGATATTCGTGGTATATCCCCCAGACAAGGACAAGATATGGGGCGCACAATATAAAGACCTGTTTGACTATGACTGCATTTCAATATATGAAGCACCCAGTCGAGACAAACGAAGCTTTGACCCCTACACAACTCGTTCAGGTTTGAGAAAAGCTTTATTTCCAATGAAAAACTTGAAATGTATATACAAGCATTTTGATATGACAATGGTTGCTGAATATTTAAAGTTGAGCGTATCTTCAGTCAATTAATCATGAGGGGGTTGACAAATCGCCCCCTTTGTGTTATAATAACACTTAATAAACAATTTACAGGTAAAAATATATGAGCGTGATGGACAAATTGAAGAAGAACTCCAAGGTGAAGCAAGCCGACGTTCTTTCCGAATCAAAGTTGTTTAGCAACATTGAAACAATAATGACTGATGTGCCGATGATTAATGTGGCATTATCTGGTCGACTCGACGGTGGTTTGACCGCAGGACTCACTGTACTAGCAGGCCCGTCGAAACACTTTAAAACGTCATTTGCTTTGCTTATGGCAGCAGCATATTTAAAGAAGCACGACGATGCAGTTATGTTATTCTATGACAGCGAATTTGGTTCGCCACAGGCGTACTTTGAAACCTTTGGAATTGACACAAGTCGTGTACTACATACACCTATCACCAACGTGGAGGAACTTAAGTTCGATATAGTTAGTCAACTCGAAGAAATAGAGGTGAAAGATAAGGTTATTATAGTTATCGATTCAATTGGTAACCTTGCTAGCAAGAAAGAAGTTGACGATGCAATCAATGAAAAATCTGTTGCTGATATGACAAGGGCGAAGGCACTTAAAGGTTTATTCAGGATGTGTACTCCATATCTTGCAATGAAAGGTATACCCATGCTGGCAGTCAATCATACCTACCAAGAAATCGGATTGTTTCCCAAAGCGATTGTATCTGGTGGTACAGGAATCTATTATAGCGCTAACACGATCTGGATTATCGGTCGTCGGCAAACTAAAACTGGCACCGAAGTCACCGGCTATGATTTTGTAGTTAACGTCGAGAAGTCTCGATTCGTTAAAGAGAAATCAAAGATTCCTGTCAGTGTGTCGTGGGAAGGTGGAATTGAAAAGTATAGTGGATTACTAGAAGTTGCCATGGAATCAGGCCATGTCGTAAAACCAAAGAATGGTTGGTACGCCAACGTAAATCAAGAGTCGGGAGAAATCGGTGGAAATAAACGACTCAAGGAAATCATGAATGCCGAATTCTGGAATCCGATACTTGAGGATGTGAAGTTTCAAAAGTTTGTTGAAGGTCAATATACTATAGGTGCAGCGGCGGTGTGGTCGGAAGAGTTCATTGCTGAAATGGAAGAATAATGAATAGGGGTTGACAAACAACCCTTTTTATGATACAATATATCTATGAACTTAATTATGGGAACAATATGCACTATACAATAACAAACGACGACTTCAAATTCGTGGAGCGACCTGAAGACGATCATTACACTATTCATTTGACAACAGGCCCGTGGACCGATACTAAATTTCAGTTCGGCCAAGTCCAAATTCACGAAGAAGATTCAAATGATGACGACGGCCTTAAAGTTTCTTTTGACTGGAAGTTGATTGAAGGTGACCCCGTATTGGAGTCTGACTCTGATTTTCAGAATTACATCGGCGACATATTAACTCATGTAATTACAGATTCACTTGATGCAAAGATTGGAGAAATGCCACATGACAACACCCTCGATTCAGACGACGATACTACGCAATCTGCTGAGTAATGATTCGTACACCCGAAAGGTTATACCATTTCTCAAAAAGGATTACTTTGAAGGCATTCATCGTTCTATATTTGAAGAAGTAGTATCATTTGTTGGAAAGTATAACAACTTACCCAACGTGGAGGCGCTGTCGATTGAACTTCAAAACGGAGATATAACGGAGCATCAGTATTCAGATGCGTCTGTTGTATTGAATGAATTGAATAAGATCGAAGATGTAAACGAAGAATGGTTATACGAACACACCGAAAAGTGGTGCCAAGATCGTGCTATCTATCTTGCAATCATGGAGTCTATTACTATAATAGACGGAAGTCATGAAAGTCTGAGTAAAAATTCTTTACCAGATTTGTTACAACAAGCACTTGCAGTTACGTTTGACGCTAGTGTAGGCCATGATTACTTTGAAAATGCACAAGATCGATATGAGTTCTATCACCAAAAAGAAGTTAGAACTCCATTTGATTTGGACTATTTCAATAGAATAACCAAGGGTGGACTTCCAAACAAAACCTTGAACGTAATACTGGCAAGCACCGGTGTTGGTAAGAGTTTGTTTATGTGTCATATGGCGGCCGCGTCTCTTGCACAACAAAAGAACGTGCTGTATATAACTATGGAAATGGCCGAAGAACGTATCGCTGAACGTATCGATGCAAATCTGTTTAATATTCCTCTAGATCAGATCACTAATCTAAGTTCTGATATGTACATGACCAAGGTTGACAAGTTGCAGGCAAAGACTAACGGCAAGTTGATTATCAAGGAATATCCAACGGGTGCTGCACACGCAGGTCACTTCCGAGCATTACTTGATGAACTTAAGTTAAAGAAGAACTTTGTACCATCTATCATTTTTATTGATTATCTCAATATATGTTCGTCTTCAAGGATGAAAGGAATTGGTGGTAGTATAAACAGTTACACACTGGTTAAATCTATTGCTGAAGAGTTACGAGGACTTGCTGTAGAAAACAATCTACCTGTAGTGACCGCGACACAATCAAATCGTGATGGCGCAAATAATTCAGATGTTGATCTTACGAATACAAGTGAATCATGGGGTTTACCTGCAACGGCGGACTTCATGTTTGCCCTGATAACGAATGATGAATTGGAAAAACTTAATCAGATCATGGTTAAACAACTCAAGAATCGCTACGCAGACTTAAGCACCTACAAACGATTTGTGATAGGGGTCGACAGGCCAAAGATGAAGTTGTATGATGTTGAAGATGCGGCACAAACCTTGATAGAGTCGACTCCAACGACTAATGATGCACCCATAAATAGTTTTGGTAATCGTGATAAACCAGAATTTACTAACTTTAAGATGTGAGATTATGAAAGCTGAATTGATAGCTATTTCTACCGTAGTAGCAGAAGAATTAATATGTAACGAAGTTCACAATATGATAGATATGGTAGCGTATTGTGCTCGGGTGTCTAACCCTGCAGGCCAAATGAACACTGAAACTAATGAGAGGTTGTTGGCATATCTTATAAAATACAAACACTTCTCGCCTTTCGAGATGGTTTCTGCTACCATCGCTGTAGATACAACTCGAGATATAGCTCGACAATTGATTCGTCACAGATCGTTTTCTTTTCAAGAATTCAGTCAACGATATGCAGACCCGACTGATATGGACGGCATGTTCGTTGAACCTAGAGAGTGCAGATTTCAAGACAATAAGAATCGTCAGAATTCTATCGATATTGACCCCGAGGACCCTGATGCAATGGAAACCGCTGAAGAATGGCGAGTCATGCAAGAAAATCTTATGGGTCACTCTAAACAAGTATATGAATGGGCAATAGAAAAGGGCATTGCAAAGGAACAAGCAAGAGTTGTATTACCTGAAGGTTTAACTAAGTCACGGCTCTACGTTAATGGAACACTCAGAAGTTGGATTCACTATTGCGAATTAAGAATGGAAAATGGTACTCAAAAGGAACACATGGAATTAGCGAGGGCTATTGCTCTGGCGATTTCCAAAGCGTTCCCTATTAATAATTATGTAGAAACAGGAGAAAAATAATGTATACATTCGAACTTTGGGAACTTGGTGTTATGGTGATATGTTGGGTATCTTCCTTAATATTTCAATCAGGCACATTAACACAGAAACAGAAAGATATGGTTTCAGAAGTCAGCATTAAAACTACACTTGATTTGTTGCAAGCGGAGGGATTCGTCAAGGTTTCTAAAAGTGGAGATCTTGTGAAGCATGACCGTACAGAATCATGAGTCTTACTTCTATAATGTACAGGGTCGATAACGTAAATATCTTTGTTGTTGGAGGCACGGCCCAGCAGAAACTGATAATACAGAAAGCGATATCATTTGCTAAACGTCGATTAATGCCTTTATATCGTACTCTCTCTATAAATGTCAAACTTGGTCGTTTGAAGAATAAAAACTATGGTAGCGCTGAGTGGACTGATTCAAACATACGCCCACGGGAATTCCAGCTTCAGGTTACAAACATTGACAAAAAGACAATGCTGCTTACGCTATTTCATGAAATGGTTCACGTTAAACAGATGGCGTCTGGAGAGTTGAAGGAGAGATATAAAGGCGAATACTATCGAATATGGAAAGATTCTAATGTATTCACGGCAGAAAACAACGATGATGCTCCATGGGACTTTCCGTGGGAGATAGAAGCTGATGAATGGGAAGAAATATTATATAAAGAGTTCAAGGAGTATTCGAATCCTGCGATGTAAGATGTTATAAATAACATTAATAATTAACTATATTGTATGGGAAACTCGAATAATGCAAAGTTTTAAAAGCTTCTTAACAGAGTCTGCAACAACTGACTCTGTGCTGACCCTATTAAAGGATATAGGTTATTCAGAAATAAAAGCAGTTAAAGGCAATAGAATTTCAATTCAAGTATCTAGCAACGCCGAGAGAGTTAAAACATTAAAAGATGTGGCATCAAAACTTGATGGCAATTTCGACCCAAATTCTTCTGATTCCTCTATAGGAAGAACCCAATTACA